GCTGTCTGGTTGTAATTCCGAATTTGCATATCCATCAGTAAAAGTAATTGTATTACCACCAGAAAGAGTTACTGCTGAGTCAGAAGTAGAATCGGGAATACCTGTTGCAGAAGAAGTTGCACCAGTTACAACATTTGCTCCACTAAATGCAACGAATGCTCCTGTAGCAGTAGCAGTTCCATAATCTCCAAATCTCTCTTGTGTATAATAGAGAATATTGAGAGAACTGTCCCATTCTACAACTTTACCTATAGCACCAGTGGTTGCCTGAGAGATCTTTTCATCTCCATCAAACGATCCTGATACAGATGTCAAATGCAATGCCTTCGTTTGTCTACGAGTAGATTCTGTTGCTATAGTAGTAGTTCCAAAATCGTAAGGGTCTACTACTAGACCAACTCTACGAAAATCATTAGCAACTGTTATATCATCTCCTTCTGCCTGAGTTAAAGTAGTATTCATCATTACATAATGTCCACCAAGTTCCTCTATAGCATCAAATCCATGTCCCTCTTTTGGTCCAATAATTACAGAAATCGTACCTTCTGTACCACCTAAATTTGCAGCAGAAGATAGTCCAGTATCCGAAAAAGTGTAACCAGCAGTAAGTGGAACCGTTCCAAATGTATATGCAGCACCAGCTGCATGAACAGTTGAATCTGTTCCAGCAGTTAATCCAAAGGATACAATTACACCACTACTAACAACGATACTAATAATAGCACCAGAAGAAGTTCCTTGACTTGTGCCATCACCATAAACAGCAGCATAGTAAGTACCATCAGTTTGTCCAGAACCAGCAGAAGTAACTATAAAGGAATCTATTGCTCCATCCGTTGCAGCTGCACTTACTGTAGTATCTGTGGATACAGGTTGGAAATCTGTAGTAAGAAATTTTTCTATTTCTGAAGAAGTAAGAGTATACATGTATTGTATCACATATCCCCCAGAAGCGAAAGGATCATTTCCTGTAGCAGTAGGTGCAGAACCAGACCATGCTGTTCCCCCATTATTATCAAGAACCTTATATACCTTATAGGCATCTGTCATAAAATAAAACGAAGAATCAAAAATATTCGTAGCACCAGAGGTAGTAGTATTAGAAGAACTAATATCATGTTCATACATGTCATATATGGTTCCGTTGGCAAAATCTCTCCGAGGAATTGCGTAGGTAACATCACCAGAAGCAATTAATTTAGCAGCTAACATATCATCCCAGTAATAAAACTCAGAACCAACATCATCAGCAGGAGTTGGAGGAGAAGCATCAGTTCCACCTGTCGTTCCTGTAGTATATGCATTAGATTTACCTATAAAAAGATAATAGGTATTTTTTGCTGCTTCACTAAACGACTCATAAAATTGTGTCGCATTATGAACCCTAAATTTTTCTGTGATAATTGCTGACATTTCTTTTTCCTACCTTATTTATGCACCAGCACCATGAATGGTTTTTAATGTTGATCCACCTGAGTTTTTAATTAAAAGTGTTGATAAAGTTTTTAATTGATCTGAACCTATAGCATCGTCCGCCATATTTGCTTCTGCTACTGTATCTGTGGCAATCATTGCCCCTGTAACAAGTCGAGAACTACCTGTACTTACAACTGTCCCTGTAACATCCTCAAAAGTGATAGTACGATCCGCTGTCGGATCTGTTACATCAAATGTAGTTTCAAAATCATCTGCTGTACCTTCTACCAAAAACATATTCACAGTACCACTTGTTACAGCAGTATTAATATTCATAACTGCATCTGTGGTTATGGCACCAATAGAAAGTGTTCCAGTACTAGTTAAATTTTCATCACCAAAACTAATAGCACCAGAACTATCTGTAAGTGATCCAGCTGCTAATGCGGCCGTGCCAAAATTACCAGTAGTTCCGTTTACTGTGGTTGTAGCAAGAGTTGAAATTGTTGCTGAAGTTTGTGTTCCGCCTACCACACCTGTAATTGTTGGGGCAGTGAGGGTAATTACTGTAGCAGAAGCACTAATTCCACTACATAGATCAGTTGCATCACCAAATTTAGTATAAATTTCTAAGAAATTATCATTAATTTTGTCTCCACCATCACGTAGATTATCACCAGTGCCGTCATCGGCTTCGGAACCCAAATTAACTGTTTGTAGTGCCATGATTACTCCTCGTTGTTCTTTTATTTATAAGTTTAAAATCAGTATCTTATGTCGTTTCATCAAATGTTTGACCTGTTCCATCCCACGTTGATGCTGTGCTATCAAATTGTGGTATTAGACCAGCGGCTGTCTGTACTGGACCTGTTCCTACCAAGGATAAGAATGTTGCTGCCTCTAAGTCAATCTGCCCTCCTGCCATAGTGCCTGAACCATCCACTTGATCAAACACTACAAAACCTGGATTGTGCTGATCTAAAATTCTTTTAGTACCATCTTCTGCAAGTATATCATCTCCAGCATCTTGTCCAGTAGAAAGAGTTTGATCAAATATTATATTATCTCCAGCATTTGTACTGCTTCCATCAGTTCCATTTAATACCATAAATACTACTTCTCTGTCATCTTGCAATGCAAGGTGTCCATGAGCTCTTGTTCTTATCATTGCTGGTCTGGTAAAACGAACAAAATTAGTTTCAGATGTAAAATTAATTTCTGGTATCGTTGATCCACTTTCTGCTTGTAATAATTGAGTATCCAATAACATTTTACCACTACGTTGTGGTGAGGTTTCTGTTTCTATCAGCATATTATTACCAGCAATGGAATTTTCCTGTACAATAATAAACCCAGCTTCTGTTAATAAATAGTTTTCTGTATCACTACTACTACTGTCAGTTCCATCTAAAAATATACCTTCAAAATGATTTTCATAAACAAGATCACCAGTGTCCATATTGGCATCGGAATTTTCCATTATGAAGTATTCTGTATCGATATCATCTCCCAATCCTCTGCCTTCTTGAACAATGAAAGGTGTACGAACTATTTCTTCAATTGTTATTTCACCACTAAGAACATCTTCTGTAACAAAGTTACTTCCTGCATCTGTAGACGAACTATCTGTTCCATCTAATATAAAATTATCTCCATAAGAATTAGTATCATCTTGATGCAAAATCCTAGAGTTAGCATTTGAACCAGCGCCATCTGTTCTATCTAACAACAATAAATTTGGTGTGTTGACATCTACTTGAGTATCTGTGCCACTTTCTAAAGAAACTATATCATTAAATGTTGTTGCTTGCTCCAAGGCAAATAAATCATTAGACCTAAACTGTAAATCATCAAAGGTTAACCCACTACCAAAATCTGCATCAGTTGCATCTTCTAAATCTAATGCCTCACCTATATCTCCTATAGAACCAGACTCCTGTATAATACCATCCGCTACTATAACAAAACGATTTATGGTTGGAGTATTAAATTTAGTTCCATCTTCAAGTTCAAATCCATTAGCAATAACCTGAGTTTCAGCAAAGAGAGGTAATCCTGATCTAGACCCTGCTTTCACTGGCCAGACAACCTCTGGAAGTCTGACGGTTAGTGTTATTTTTGACAAAAGAGATACATCTCTATCACCAGTTGGTGCAAGAACTGCTTCTTCTGATGAAATTCTTTGAGAGGTATTATCTGTTATAATATTCTCATCAACTAATGTTTCATCTCCTAATATAAAACTTCCAGCATTATCAGTTTCACTATTAATATGATCTCCAGCATTCGCAGAGTCACCATCGGTTCCGTCCAAAACAACATAATCAGAATTACCTTCTTGCTGTATTACCTCAGAAGCATTATCTATTAATTCATACCCACTGTCATCTTCGAACCTAATAACATAGGGAGATTCCAATAACATTCTCTGAAACAAACCAGTTCTCTCTTGCAAAGTTGGATTTGGAATACCTAATCTTCGTTTTATTTGTACCTGGAAAATATTTTCCAAGAAGGAAGCAAGTTCAGGAGAGAATCTGTCTGTATCACCAGTATAATCCGTTACACCACCAGCAGTAGGTATTTGAATATTAGCAGCAATGGAAGATGCTAAAGTAACCTTACCAAATACTGCAAATCCTGCTGGATGTGTTGCCCTTTTTAATTCTGTAATATAAGTACCAACAGACTGTCCTATTTTAATTTCATATGAAAAATCCTGATAGAAAAAAGAGTCTTGAAGTCTAATAACCCCATCACTAATATGATGATCAGTATTTTTATAAAACCCTTCTTTTTCTGAAGTAATGTCAGAATTCATTGTTGCTTTTGCGTTATATTGATTTACTATAGTCGCACTTGCACCACCAGCATCTGATATAACATTGGTTCTAAAATCAGGATCACTTTCACTTATTAAAAAAGACCCTGCGTTAGTGCCACTGGAATCTGTTCCATCTAATAATGTATACCCAACTTCTAATAATTCTCCTTCTGTAATAAGAGGATCACCAAGGTCAGTTGGAAAATTGCCAATATCTTTCCCACTCTCTTGTACAAGATTAATACCAAATTCTTCATCTATTACAAAATCACCATCGGCATCACCATCATTTAATAAAAGTCGAAGAACAGAATCTGTACCATCATTAAAGTGTTGAGTTAAAACTAATTGAGAACTATCTCCAATTGTAGGAGCATCTAATAAACTCGTTTCCAATATAAGGGGTTCATATGATTCTCCAATAATCCTAACGGCATCAGTATTATCATGTTTTATAGTAATTTGTTCTACAAATTCATAATCTCCAGCAGCATTACTATTACTAAAACGGTTTTCCATCAACAAAAATTCTCTTGTGTTAACTGTAGCATCTGCTACTTCATCTTCCAAGAGAATATTTGCTTCAGCATCTACTGATCTAAATCCGCCATCTTCGAAAGTAGTAATAGTTCGTGGATCATTTGTTCCGTCATCTGTAATCCATCCTCCAACAGTAAATCTCTGTCTGCCTGTTCCGTTTAATTGAAATTTATCTCTAATTATTTGAACATCAGGATAAGGTTTCTCGTCTTCGAATAAAATCTCATCCCCAGCATCTGTACCACCACTATCAGTTCGATCTAATAGTAAACGACTTGTTGTTACCTCATTTTCAAGTTGTACAAATTGATTTACAGTTGTGCCTAATATCTGTTCAAGATCTATTTGATTAATATATGTTTCTAATGCATCAGAAATTAATTTCCCAGTACCATCTTCTAGTATAATATCTGTGGCATCAAATATTCGTGGGAACACACTCAAAGAACCCTGATCAGTTAAAGTATTATCTAACTGTATAAATTTTCCTGTGACACTAGGAGATTCTAATTCAATACCTTGTGTTACATCTACACCAACTGTTTCAAATTCTATTCTTTCTCTATTCTCAATTGTTGCTGTCAATAGTTTAATATCATCATTATATGCTTTTACAGTCCCAACATGGCCCGTGGTTGTAAATGGACTTGTCGGTAGAAAAGAACCTGTAACATCCTTTACTATAAAATGAGTATCAAATGTTCCAGATGGATCAGAGTCATATCCAAAACCACCATCCTTTATCTTTATAGATGTTATCTGTCCTATATCAGTAGATGTTGCTGTAACAAGTCCTCCAGTTCCAGCAGTGCTTGTAATTGTTACAACAGGTAATTTGGTATATCCACCCCCAGGATCGGTGATGACTATTCTAGAAATAGAACCTTCAGTATCAGCTGCACCAGCTTCTATTTGAAATCTGTCATTATCTGAACCTATAATATCTTGCTGTCTTGTTGTTTGTTCTGTAAGAAAATAATAACCATCATCCAATGCACTACCATTTGTAGCATCTATTAATATATTATCTCCAGCATTACTTCTTGAGTCATCAGTACCTTCCAAAACCAAAGTAAAATTAACAATACTCTGATTTGTATTTGGTTCCTGTATAAGAAAATCATCATCATTATCAGTATCTTCCAATAAAATACTGCCATCAATAACACCAACAATTCCTTGGGCAGATTCAACAGTAGTATCTGCTGCATTAGGAGTAAAGACTAATGGATCACCAACTCTATATAAAGAACCTATATCATCAATAATTGTTCCAGTTACACTTCCAGTAGATATCTCACTAACCTCTGCATCTGCAAAATTATTCCCCTCGGCAGGATCAATAGTGATAGGATCATTAACAGAATAATGCGCCCCTGCATCCGTAATGGTAGACCCTGCTACAAATGATTTAACCACAAAGGACATTGTAACATCTTGTGTATTAGATGTTGCTGTTATGGTTTCCTCTACCTGAAATGTACCAACAGTTATTTTAGGATCAATTTCCAATTCAGAAACAGAAGTATTTCCTTGAAATAAAACTGTAGAATTAAGAACAACACTTGTTGCCCCAGAAGTACTACCTGTTATATTTTGCCCTACAATATCAAGTGCATCAGATCCACTAACAGCGGAAACTCTCATAATAGTAGGTTGACTCCAATTACCCTTGGAAACACGTAACATAAATTTATTTGGATATACAATTTCTGCTTCTTCATCAAACAGAAGTCTTAAAAAAAGTTTATGTCCTTCGGATGTTCCTTTTGCTGTATATAAATCCTTAATATTTTTAATAAGATCACGTTTCGAAACTCCTGATGCAAGGGTCTTTGGAATTGATTCCAAAAACATATTAAACATCTCATCCAAAAATACAGTAGTAGTATTATCTGTATTCGTATACTCCAAGAGTTGTTGCATATTCTGAACAGGATTTGCACGATAGGAATCTATCGTTGCTGTTGCATCGGAAGTAGAACCTGTTATGGTTTCACCTATCTCAAATTTTTGTTGGGAAGATACGAAAAGTCTTTTATTACCTAGATCATCTACAAGAACTGTTGCAGTTGCTTTAGATGTAGAACCAGTTATGGTTTCATTTGCTACAAACTTACCAGTGGTTCCTGTCCCTACTTCTGTATTAATCTTTACAGGGACATCACCTTCTGATAAAATAAAACTTGTGGAAACTGTTTCTTGTCGTATGCTGTCAATAGTAACAGTCACAATCAATTCCGCTGCTTCTAGGAATTGATAAAAACTCTTAACAAAAGAAACAAACTTCGGGTGATCTGCTTGGACAAAATCAGGGACTTGCCCTTCTATCAAAGGAGAAATCTTTGTAGTTAACTTTCCATCAAAGGGTGCCATTTTTTAAAAACTCTGTGTTTCTGGTACTGCCCCAGTTGTTACATAAGTAGATGCTGCACCTGGGACTCCAGTAGCAATTGTATCCACCTGTCCTGTAACTGTTGTGTTTGTAAAATCTATTTCCAGTATCTGATTTCTAACAGCTCTAATATCTTTAGAATCAGGAACACATGTTATTCTCACCTTCACTGAAGTTAGATCATCAACATCCTCTACTGATATCAAATTAATAGAATCAAGTTTAACACTACCTTCAGTATAATCTATAGTTCCTGCTGTCAGGTCTGTATATGTTCTAGTAGACCCTACCAAATAGAATCTTCTTATATTTCCTACACCATCATCATCAAAGAATTGTATATTTTCAGTATCCCCACTAACCTTAAATCCTGTTGAAGCAAGGATACCACCATTCACTGCATTGTGTCCTTCTACTGGATGATAAAAAGTATTATTAAAAAATAAATTATACCCTTGTGCTGTATTTAAAGTAGGTTCAAATAATTGTGCCATAGTAACATTGGTGACATTGTTTAATATAGAATTATCAACTGTATCAATAAGTCTTGTAAGTTCAGAATGTCTAAATGTATTATTGAATTCTGTTAATTGATCAACATTATATAACTGAAGAACATCTGTTACATTAGAAGATAATGTTTCTTTGGTTTTTGTTGTTGTACTGGAATTAAACTTAAATACTACTGTTAAAATAAGAAAAGTTGTTTCGGGATCAATAACAACAGGAGTAAGAGATGCTACGTTAAACTTTCTAAGGTCTGTGACAAGTAAATCCTTTTGAGTTTGTGTAAGATTATTACCAGTAGTAGATTTGATCGATATAAAAACCTTTCCAAACTCTTGGGTAGACACAACCCCAAGACTAGAATCAAAAGACCCATCTTCTCCACCGAATACCTGTACAGATTTTGTTTGTGGAAATAACTTCCTAGCAAAAACCTTATAATCATTTACAGTAACACATCTTCCTTGTGCTGCAAAATCCAATGGAGCATTAAGTTTAATAGAAGCAAGAGATTCTCTTTCTCCTCCACCATCAGCTGAGTTAACAGTTGTAACAGTAATATCTGTTTCACCATCAATAGCACCTGTATTTGTAAAAGTTGCTGCACCATTTGCAAGGTCTTTATTTGTGGCCACAAAAGATAATAGAACTATGTTTCCATCTGACAATGCCTTACTAACAACACCATCACCAAAATACACTTCAAACTTTCCTGCTTCCACTTCCTGTAAAAAGAAAACAGAACTAGTACCTAACAGTTGTGTTATATCTGTTGCCTTTGTATATGTAGCAGTTGTTGTATCACTTATAGAATTTTGTACATCTACAGATAAAGTACTAATATCAATACGATTATCCTCAATTAAAAATCTTTGATCTGCATCAGAAGAATCCACTGTATACCTTTGAGTAATAAATGTACCTTCATATAATAACACATTATTAAAAATAATATCCAACCCAGATTTATTTGCTGTCACATCAGAAACAGTAACAAACTGAAAAGATGTTCCATCAACTGTAGTAGAAAAAGTAGTACCTGATGGAATTGTTCTTGTAGAAGTAGATGCATTGTTCATTGTCACATTCACCGTTGCTTTTGGTGCTGTAACAGAACCAACCTCATAACCTAAAGTCTTCGCATGAGAAACTATACTTGATCTTAAAGTCGAAGTATCTATAAACATTTCATTAGCAAGCATGTTAGAATTGAAACCAAGATAGTGAGTGTTATATGCAAGTATATCCAATAAGATATTCATACCAGCACCTTCAAAATCATAATCAGTAAATTCATTCTGTGCTCTAAGGAAAGTTTTTAGGTTATCTTTAACGTCATCAAAATCAAATTCTGTAATATCTAATCTTCGTGCTTCTGTTGCCATTATCGTACTCTCTCTAACATAACTTGTAATGTTACTAATTCTGTTGGAACATTAACTACATAAAACTCTATAGTCAAATCATAAGCATTACGATCCAAATCTGGATCGGCTCTAACTCCTACAAGTCTTGCTCTTGGTTCAAAATTTTCTATAACATCTTCCACATGTGTTGCTAGAATAACAGCAGTGATGGGAGTCATCAATTCAAATAACATATCTCTCACACCAGAACCTATTTCTGGGTGGAAAGGTTTTTCGTAATGATTGAGTAACACAAGATTACGAACAGATCGTTTAACTGCTTGAACATCCGTGACCTTATTAATATCCTTATTAGATGTTTTCCTCTGAAAGAAGAGATCCAAGTCTTTCCATTGACGAACATTACGATCAATATTATTTTGACCTTGGGCATCTGTAAATGCTTCTGAAGAACTCGGTGTTCCTACCATGTTAAACTCCTGTAACTTTATTTATAAGTATAACATCAATCGGCGGTCTGTTTCATTCTATAAGGTTCATACTTTTTCCATACCTGTTCTGCTGGAACTCGTATAAAAGGTTTTTTCGTTTCTCTTACATTAGGATTTTTAATAGTAAGAAAAACCTTCTTCCCCTTGGCCCATGCGTCCATTTTTAATAAATCCTTTTGAATGAGTGTTCTTTCTCTTTTAATAGAGTTTAATAGTTTCTTATTCACACTAGACATTTATGCTTTCTCCTATCAGTTTTCCTTCATTACTATTTTGTATAAATTTCTTTTTGAATAGTTCAATTAGCTCGTCTGCTTCTGCTGCTTTTTCCTCGGCAAGTGCCTGAAAAGGTTTCAACTCAAATTCCACCCCTTGAGCAAAAATTTGGGCAGCATCAAATATTTTACGATTATCCAATTGTTTTTGCAGTTCTATTCTTTTATTATTAATAGCATCCCAATTTACTTCACTTATAGCTGCAACCCCTGCTTCCTGTACATCTCCTGCTAATTTTGCAAATATAAATGTTCCATCTGCTTCTCCAGTATCAGGATTTAATGCTTGATTGAAAGGAGGGGTGGCGATAGATGCTTTTAGCATAACTCCTAATTTCTGAACTACTGCTGTGGTACTTGCATGTAACTCTGCAACTGCTCTGGAATTATTATTTTGAGCTGCTTCTACTTCTGATAAACTCAATCCATCTCCACTTGTATTTGTTTCTCCTTTTAATGCGGTTAAAGCTCCAGCATTTACTATATTTATTAAATTCCCAGGATTTAAAGCAGCACCACCCAAAACAGACTCTATCTTTGCCCTTGCATCCAACTTTCTAAAATTATCTTCAATTTCCTTTGTAATTTTTAATCCAGGTTGTGGTGTAGTAGATAAAATTCCTTCTTTCCCAAGTAATGAAGATACGGTAGATTTAAAAGTTGAAGCTACTGCTGCCAAAGTGGAATTAGAAGAAGCGGCAGCTGCACTATTGTCTATAGGGTTTGCTGCTGCTTCTCCTGATGGTGCTTCATCTGCTATTATTGTACTTGCTGGTTTCTCTTGTGGAGAACCCCCAGCAGCGGGTACGATCATATTTGGAACATCGCAAATAGGAAGACCTCCACTAATATCACCTAACAAACTTTCAAAGTCTGCCCCTATTCCAGAAAGAGCATCTCCAAATGTATTACCAAGTTCTAGTTTCTTTGCAGCAAACTGGGCAAGACCAGCAACAGAATCTGTAGCAATACTAAGTAGACCACTTATTTCAGCACCTAAAGATATATCTGGTAATGAAGGCAATTCTGGCATTTGCAATCCATCAAGTTTACCAAGTGCGGCTGTTACATCAAGTTCCAATTGATTAACAATATCAATTGCTGGTAACTCAAGATTTAAGTTCAAATTATCAAGAGAAGCACTTAACTGTTTTTGAATATCGTCAAAAGGTGCTTTTGCTCCACAAAGATTAGGAAGTTCAAATTCTGGTTTTATTTTTGGTAATGCCATTCCTAATCTCCTGCAAATACATTTTCACTGCCAGATGCTACACTAGTACAACCAGTAATAGCATCACCTATTCTACCACACCCTTGAGTATTAATTTTTACAGTTACTGAACCTGTAGCAATAGGTGCAGCATGTGATGGGCATACTGCTGGAGGAAGTAAGTGTGATGTATTATTATCCCCCTGTCTTGAGATACCTGTACCATTTACAAAAACATTATCACTACGTTGATCTCTAAGAGGAAGAGAACAATGAACAACATCTCTGTCTACACTATCTCCTCTACATACTGCTGGCACGTTCTTTCTCCATTAGTTCTTGCAACCTTGTATTCCACAAGGATAACTCTTCATGTTGTTCTTCTGTATGTTCACCATCTTCACCTTCTGGTTCTGGCATATCTGGAAGAAACGCAATAACATGTTCAAACTCATTTGGTACATCTTCCCATTTTGT